TCCATTTGCTTGGTCGTGTACTCTTTGTTTGTGTTGTGATTTTAATCCATAAGATTTTATATCACCTACTGCCATTCCGTCTGGTATCTCATCTGCGTCATCATCTGCTTGAGTAAATAAAATATTATCTAAAGGTTTTGCAGTGGCAGTTCCATAACTTCCTGTGACAGTACCACTAGAATAGGCATAACTAACATCAGTATTGATATAATAGTTTTCATCTTTTTTATTAGTTGTGTCCATGACAACTTCATATATGCCAATCGCTTCTCTTTCAGCATTTGACCATAACGTAAAGATTGTTTTTGGATATTGATTACCATTTAATTCAATTCCTTTATTAGAATTTACTATCCTAACAAAAGCATCATTTTCTACTAGTGCAAACATCAGCTTGGATTTAATGACCTTCCTACCTCATACAGGTTTGTTCCGTTTGATTGAAAAATTAAAATATCTCTAGCACTTGCAGTTGTTGTTAATGTAGGTGCAGTGCCACCAGTAAATTTAAATACTGAGTTAAATGTTAAAGTTCTTGAGCCTGTACCATCTTGAATAATTATTAAGGCATAAAAACCACCATCAATTAAATTTGTTGGTGCTGATAAAGTTCTATTACCACCTAAAGTCACTTGGGCTACTTGAATAGCTGAAGCATCCCATGAGATAGTTGCTCCGTCTGTCAATGTTCCTGTAGGGGAATAAGCTACATTATCAAATAATATTTTACCTGTTCCGTTAGGTGTAAACTGTATATTTCCATTAGATGTAGATACAAAGCTATTTGAGTTCACATCTAAATCACCACCTAGTTGAGGTGATGTATCGGTGACTACATCAATCGCACTATCTACAAGATTGACTGTGTCATTAGCCATATCAAAAGTTGCGAATGATATCCACGCATCATTATCAGCGTTTCTAAATTTTAATGTGGTTGTTGATACGTCATACCACCATTGATATGCGTAAGTGGTTGATGGTGCTGAAGAATTAGAATTGTTTGATACAATAGCACTAAGTGCATTGTTTAAATCACTTCTAAATGCAGGGAAACCTTGGTTAGCTATATTATAATCGTGAGTTGCCATGTTTATTCCTTTTTAATGTCCTTTCGCTATATAGTCAAATGTTTTACTAATTGCAGTGCCACCACTGTTTTTAAATGTAATATCAAACCCACTTGTTGACTTAGATGTTATTTCATAAAAATCACCTGTTGCCAACCCTTGTGCTGAAACACCAATCGCAGGTGTTGAAATAAATATAGGTGAGAATGTAATGGATTTTGTTCCTGCACCAGAAATCACATCATTCTCAGATACTAGACGTTCAATCATATCAGCATCTACGGATAGTGCTGATACCACAGGAGTTGCGGAGTTATCTAAACTCTGCATGATTAATCTAAATTTAAAATATCTAGCTGAATAATCACCCACATTGAAATTTCTAAATGATGTATAAGTTATATTATCAGTAGATGTAGCAATCTCTAAGTGGCTAGATGCGTTCACAGATGCGTCACCATCAAAGTTAGATGCTTGGTCGTCAAAGTTTCCTGCTACGTTATCAAACAATCTATCTCTATCATCTGTAGTTTGGGTTATGTTTCCTGTTAGTCTAGTTGTTTGTGTACTTCCTAAATCAATAACATTGGCAAATTCATACGTTCCAGAACTTGGCACATTGTTATTTGTAGTACCGCCATCAAAGTTTCTTGTAGTTATGTCATCAAAATTATCAGTCGTATTATCATCAAAGTTTTCTAAACTATCTAGTTCTAAAGTATTATCTACTGCAACAACATTTGTTTTTGTTCCTGTAAAGTTTGGGTTTTCTGTAGCGGTATTGGCATTTGTAAAGTTTCCAATCGCAGTAATATTTGTAGTTATAATAGCTTCATTAGATGAGAAGTTGCCTAGTTTATCTACTGCCTTGATAAGATAGCTACCTGTTCTAGCAGGAACTGTCACTGATGTAGCAGGTCTTGATACTCTGTTAATTAAAGTAAAACTATTCTGCCATTCTGGATTGACTGTTTCTGTAGTGAAGTTAATAACATAATAGTTCAAATCGGCATCTGGGATACTTTCCCAAGACAAATGTGCATCACTACCTACAATATTAATAGCAAAATCTTGAACATCACTTGGTGGGTCAATCTCACCAACAATATCTCTAGTGGCAGTGACAGATGTACTTTCTACACCAAGTGAATTGATAGCTTTAACACGAACAGTATAATTATCACCAGAGATAACATTTAATACTCTATGAAATAAATCTACTGTACCTTTGCTATGCACAATAAAATTAGCATCAGCAGTTCTTTTATATTCTACTTGATATTCTCTCACAAAATTATCTGGTGAAGCACCAATCGTAATATCCATAGCAACAATAACTGTTCCGTCATTGTAAGAAATTAAAGTATCGTCAAGGGTGACAGATGCAGGAGGTTGAACAGTAAATGGGTCTGGTAAATTAGTATCACCAATAGTAGCGACTTCATTGATAGTGCTAAAAGAATACCAAGCATCTTGATGCTCTTGTAAAGATAAAGACGTAGTAAAATTAGAATTAAGTGTCATTCCACTAACTCTAAATGACTTGTTTGTCATTCCTAATATTGTTGAGGTGACATTAACAATATCACCAATCGCTAAATCTAAAGATTCATAATTAGCATTTAATCCTAGCTTTAAGTTGTTTCTACTTCTTTGAAGTATAATTTTTCCAAATTCATGTGCTTGATAAGGTGAATTTATAGTATCTAAAGTAATATTACCTTCTTGTAAAAAACCACCATCAGCAGTTTTTAGTGTGGCATGGTCGGTATCATAAACAATCGTATCAGCTTGATAATTCTTATCTGGATTAACAAAGTTTACTAATACCCTGTTGTATTTCTGGTCTTTTCTTTCACTCTCTACTTTGATGCCACCAATAATATTATCTTCATTAAGAGTAAATGTGGCAGTTCCTGTACTTTCAATAATTAATTTATAATTACCTTGAACATAAGGCATTAACCCTCTCATGCCTCTTAATAAAGTTTTTACATTGTCTAGTATTTTTTTATTAGTATTTAATACTGCATTACATTCAAATAATTTGCCTGTTGTTCCTGTATAATAAGTGACTGTGGTATCTGCTATCTGTGATGCCGCATAAAAGCTAGGGATATCTATTTCTGATAATGAAATACCTTTTCCATATCTTTCGTTTCTTAAAAAATCTAATAAGACAAATGCAGGATTGGTTGAATATTGTCCTGTGGTTTCATTACTACTACCATCAAAGGTAGATATTTTTTTACCTTGTACTTTAACTTTAATATTAGGAATACCTGTGTATTTATCTGCATCCCATTCAAATCTAAATGCTACATAACAAATTCCAGATAACTTGTGATTACTACCCCAATTAGTTAATGTTGATAATAAACTTGAAGCTGATTGCCCATCTGTACCATAAAATGGTTGTGCCTTAACAGTTGTTCCATATTTACTATCATTAGATGTTATTTCTGTACCATCTGCAAAACTTCCACTAAAAGTGACTGCATCATCATTGACTTGAATTTCTGTAATTGCATTAATTTCACCCTCACATAAAACTAATGCCATGTAAAGGTAGGTGTTGTCAGTTCCACTTGTTTCAACAAATACACGAGTTCCACCAAGTAATCGTTCACCATAAACTACAGGGATTTGTGCATTATTAGATTGCTTATTAACTAAAGTTCCTCTTATTTCTTCTACTTCTGGTGTATCTGGTATTTCTGGAATAGGGATAAACCACGATATAACCTTTTGTACCGCTTCTTGAATTGGTTTGATTATCTCTGCCATTGTTTATTTACCCTAATAATTCTATTGTTTCTAAATGCTTTTACCCAGACTATCTCTTTATCATATTTTATGTTTCTCGCAAAATCTTTACACCAATTAACCATATCCTTTATATTTTTACTACATACAAAATTGGCAACACATAAATTATCACCACAGTTCCAATTACCATAGTCAATCACTCCATGATGTAAAAATTTATTTTTAGTAATATCATTGAGAAATGCCCAATTTACAAATCCTGTAATTTCTTTGTCTTTAAATATTTTATATTGATTTAGTGTAAAACTTGGGTGTAGATGATGTTTTAAATCTTGGTTTGAGTATTGATAGTATTCTTTAAATTTTTTTAAAAACTCAATAACTTCAATCAAGACCTTCCCCATTTAATGTCTTGAACTGTTTGTCCTGCAAACTCAAATCCTCTATCAGATGCAAAAAATCTTTGTTGGCTACCCTCGTTTGTTCTTCTACCTGCTATTCTACTAAAATCGGAAAAGTGAGAAGTACAGATTAAAGAAATAACTGCTTTGTCAGTGTCTATTCTGAAACTTTCTATATAGCCTTTGTCATAGTTGTAAGTATCTATTAACGCATCAGAACTATTTAATAATCCAATATCAATAGTCACAATATCATTAGCCACATTGTTATTTAAAATGATAGATGTAAATGCACTATCTACCGCTGATAGATTTACTGTAAAATTAGAAACATTTATCTCAGCACTTTCTGCCTTGTTAGTAATAGATAATAAATGTCCACTAGCAGTATAACTATTTGAATTGTGAGTTATGTCTTTGTAGTGATTTGTAATTCTTTGTGGTGTTGGAAATAATATTTCTACTAAGAGAATAGGTTTAATATTATTTGTTGCTAATTCATTTTTTAAGGCAGTAGATAATCCTCTAGCCATTACAGAGCCTCTATGAAATCAACTTCAAATTTATATAAATCTAAATCGTCTGTATTAAACTGCTGAATGTCATTAGTTAAACGAACAGTAAATTCTACTCCGTCATAAGTAACAGAAGCATTATCTGACAAAGCACTTCTAAGTGGTGGTTCAATCGTTAAAGTAGCTTCATTAGAACCATCTGCGGTTGCATCAGCAACAACCATATAAACCTTACTATCACCACCAAATTTAACAAAATCCCCTGCTTTTAGTGTTCCTGTCATAGCATCAACTGTTATTGTAGTGTCACCTGCTGAATGTGAACCATTCACTAACACTGTTCCAGATACATCACCTTTGGCATTTTTTAAATCTGGTAAAGCAATTTGGAATGTTTCTTTTTGACTTCTTTGCTTCATTATAAAAGCTGTGACAGGTGCAAAATCACTTCTTCTCATAGGTGGATAAGTAGCACTAAATTTAAATCTTTGTCCATCAACTTGAACTGAAAACATCTTTCCACTATCAGTAGTAGATGTAATAGTTTTTTGTTCTGAACCGAAATCGATTGACCTAAATTCTGGTGATGTTGGATAAGTTCCACTCATTAAATTAACGCCTCTTTCCCTTGAGTATTTAATGCATCATTTATCACATTAACAATAACACTTCTACGTTTTAATAATAAATCAT